GCCTTGCGTTTACACCCGCAAAATTGGAGAAATTGAGGTAATCAAGCAAATTAAGGAGTTTGTAAAATGGCAAAAGGTAGAAAATCAATTCCATCAAAAATTATTGAAATGAGAGGGGGAACACAGCACACACATAGGCCACCACGTGATCAAGAGCCAAAACCACCAGAGAAAATGCCGTCGTGTCCTAAACACCTGGATGCGGAAGCGCGGAAGGAATGGAGACGGACCGGGAGGATATTGCAAAATATCGGCCTTATGACCGAGCTCGACCGAGCAACCTTGGCGGCTTATTGCGATGCTTACTCAAGGTGGGTTAAGGCGACACAGAAGGTACAAGAGATGGGGATGGTTTTTAAAAAGAAAGATGGAACGCCTGGGCTTAATCCTTATCTCCGGGTTTCACGTGAAGCATACGACCAAATGTTGAAGGCCGGGGCATTAATAGGAATGTCGCCGAGTAGCCGGGCGAGTTTAAAAGTTGAACCGCCGAAACAAAAATCAAAAGCAGAAGAATTTAGAGGACGGAAAAATAATGGCGCGAAAGGTTAAGCAGCTTCATCCAGTAACCCAATATGCGACCGATATTGTTAATGGGAAGATACCGGCGAATAAATGGGTTAGACTTTCATGTCAGCGGCACCTTGACGACTTAGCTAATGGTGAGAAACGGGGGTTGTATTTTGATGAGTCAGCAGCAGATCATATCATTTCTTTTTTTGAAGAATTCCTTGTCTTTTACGAAGGCGATTTTGATGGGCAACCATTTATATTAACCCCTCACCAAAAATTCATAGTCGGGTCCATCTTTGGGTGGAAACGTCAAGACGGGTTTAGAAGATTCAGAACGGCTTATATTGAGGAAGCTAAGGGTCAAGGGAAAGCCCTTGCCCTTGATACCCCTATTCCTACGCCTTACGGATGGACCACGATGGGCGAAATAAAGCCTGGAGATCGTGTTTTCGATGAAACAGGAAGCGTTTGCAGCGTGGTAGCCGTTACCGGGATCATGACGGGCCACGAATGCTTCAAAATTTCATTTTCTGACGGCGGCGAGATTGTGGCTGATGCTGACCATTTATGGAAAACTTCGGCTTTAAGAAATGGCATGAAACCAGGTCCCAAAAGAGATAAAACCACAGTTGGAAGATACGCCATAAGAACAACCGCTGAAATTGCTAAAACAATTCGTGCAATGCCAAACGGGACCAAAAGCCTATACCCTCAAGCCAAATGGAATCATAGGGTTGATATGGCGAAGGCGCTTATGTTGCCTGATATAGATTTACCAATCTTACCATACACTTTAGGGGCTTGGCTTGGCGATGGCGATAGTGACGCGGCACGAATTACTTGTGAAGACGAAGAAATTATCGATCAAATTAAAAAAGACAGGTATCTCGTTGGGCCGAAATATTTTAAGCCTGGAAATAAAGCATTCAGGCAGCCGATAGGGGTTGAAAATTCTGAAACATGCAAAAGGGGGCATTTTAAGGAAGCTGGCAAGCGGTGTCTTATTTGTGACAGATTATCAGACCATGCAAGGCGGCACGGGCGGCCAATTCCGTCAACTCCGATATCGTCATTGTGCGAGGCTTTAAGAAAAAATTTATTATTAAACAATAAGCATATCCCTGAAAAGTATTACAGGGCTGGGTATAACCAGCGGCTTGCATTGCTTCAGGGGCTTATGGACACTGACGGGCATGTCGATAAAAAGGGGCAATGTGAAATAACCCTATGCAACGAAGTCCTTGCCCACGATGTTTCTAAATTATTGATAACGCTTGGATATAAAAGAACAATTAGAGAAAGTGAGTCTAAATTAAATGGCCGGGTTGTTGGTAAGCGGTGGCGCATACGGTTCCAGGCGTATAAAGATGATCCACCGGCAAGGCTAAAACGAAAGGTAGATAATTTGCCAGACGCTCCAAAGACAAGGCAGCTTCGAAATGGGCGCATGATAACCGGATGCAATCCGGTTTCATCTGTTCCAGTCAAGTGTATTTCCGTTGACTCACCCTCCGGCATGTTTCTCGCCGGGCACGATATGATACCGACCCATAACAGTCCACTCGCCGGCGGGATAGGTATTTATTGCCTCACCTTCGATGACGAGCCAGGTGCGGAGATTTATGCCGCCGCCGTTACCCGTGAACAAGCTGGGATATTATTCCGCGATGCCCGGACGTTCGCGGAAAAATCAGACGAACTTCGCTCGATGCTCGATATTGATAAACACAATATCGCCTATATGGAAACAAACAGCTTTTTTAGGCCGGTCTCATCGGAGCACAGGGGCCTTGACGGTAAGCGGCCCCATGCTGTTTTTGTTGATGAAATCCATGAGCATCCAAATGATCTTGTCGTTAGGAAAATGAGCGCGGGGATGAAGGGAAGACGCCAAGGATTGATGTTCGAAATAACCAATTCAGGTTATGACCGTCATTCAATTTGTTACCAACACCATGAATATACGTCGAAGATACTTGAAGGAATAATTCAGGACGATGCGTGGTTTGGAATTATGACCGGCCTTGATGTTTGCCAAAAATGTGAATCTGAAGGAAAGACGGTCCCGCAGGACGGTTGCCCGGATTGTGACGACTGGCGCAACGAAGCGGTCTGGGAAAAAGCAAATCCAAATTTAAACTATTTAGGGGCGCCGTTTCGTGACTACCTCCGTAGGCAAGTCGAAGAAGCGAAGTCAATGCCCTCCCAGGAGAACATTGTTAAACGCCTTAATTTTTGCATTTGGACGGAATCAATTACAAAGTGGTTGCCGTCTGATGCTTGGAACGCGTGTGCTTTTACCGTTGACCCAGAAGCACTCAAGGGGCGCACTTGTTATGGGGGGCTTGACCTTTCCTCAAACACAGACCTTTCCGCATGGGTGTTGGTGTTCCCGCCGATGGAAGAAGATGAAAAATATAAGGTTATTTGCCGTTTTTTCCTGCCACAAGACAATATGGCGGAGCGAGTGAAGCGCGACAAAGTACCTTATGATGTCTGGGCGCGTCAGGGATTTATAACCCTTACGCCGGGCAACCTTATTGACTATTCCTTTATTCTCAAAGCGATAGAAGAGGATTCAAAAAATTATTTTATAGCCGAGCTTGCCTTTGATCGGTGGGGATCGCAGAAAATAACGACAGACTTGCAAGACCTTGGATTTGAGGTTGACGGGAAAAAAAGTCTTGTGCAGTTTGGCCAGGGTTTTGCTTCCATGAGCGCACCGACAAAGGAAGTTGAAAAAATGGTTTTAGGTAGTGAGTTGGCGCACGGAGGAAACCCGGTATTGTCCTGGATGGTGTCTAACGTGGCCATCAAGATAGATCCGGCAGAAAATAAAAAACCTGACAAAGAAAAATCAACCGAGCGCATTGATGGAGCCGTTGCATTAATAATGGCCATTGGCCGGGCGATGTTAAAACAAGGTCCCATCAAATCCGCCTATGATGGATTAACACCAGAACAGATAAAAGAACGGATGGTTTTTTAAACATTTGATATTACTTGACATATTTGGTTATTTGGGTATAATAAAAACATGAAAACATGCACAAAATGTAAGGCAGAATATCCAGCAACTCATGAGTATTTTCATAAAAATATAGCAAAACAATGCGGTTTAAATAGCCTATGCAAAGCCTGTGCCTGCATTAGAACAAAAAAGTGGGCTAAAGAAAACCCTCAGAAGGCAAAAGAGCGTTTAGCAAAATGGAGGGTGGAAAATCCGGGAAGAAATTTAGGGTATCGCAGGAAGTGGTATTCAGCAAACCGCGAAAAAGCGAGAGAGTTTGTGCATAAATGGGAGAAAGCAAACCCAGAAAGAGTTCGAGAAATAGGAAGAGAGAAGGCGAAAAGAAAAAACGCGACTACAAAGGGAAAACTTAACACTTTCATGAGGTGTGGGATATATCGGTCAGTTGCAAAAGGAGCAAAGGGCGGAAAGCGGTGGGAATTTCTAATCGGATACACAGTTGACCGATTAAAACAACATCTTGAAAAGAAATTCACTCCTGAAATGTCATGGGAAAATTATGGAACTTATTGGCAAATAGATCATGTAATCCCCATTGCAGTTTTCAATTTTGCGCATCCATCTGACATTGATTTCCAGAAATGCTGGTCGCTGAAAAATCTTCAACCAATGGAGGCGAAAGAGAATAGGAGGAAAAGTGATAAACTTAATAAACCATTTCAACCATCATTGAGGATTGCATCTTGAATTGCTTGCCCGATAAAGAGCTTTTGCGTCCCGATGAAGTAGCTGTTTACTTTTCGGTGCGGCTTAGGACGGTATATAACTGGATCGATAAAGGTATTCTGGAAGTTAAAAAGATTGGTGGGGTTCTCCGTATTACCAGAGAGTCCGCCGAAAAAGCTCAAAAATCACCATATGCTTATGAGGAGTAAAATGGACTTTAAATATAAACTCTAC